GGCGCTGCCCTCGGCGGACGTCGTGCGCGACTTCAATGTCTGGGCCTCGGAGTGGTTCCCGCCCAAGCGATGGATCCAGCTCGCGGCCCACAACCATCCGTTCGACGCTCCGTTCGTCGCCCGCCTGTGGATGCTCGCCGGCCAGCCGATCCGCGACCGCTTCGTGGTGCACCAGCTGTGCACGATGTCCGTGGCGAAGTGGTTGCAGGCGGCGGGCGTCCACTACTTCCGGTCGTTCAAGCTCGCGGACGTCTGCCGCCACTACGGAATCGAGGTGAACGAGGCCGAGCTGCACGGTTCGCTCGGCGACGCGAAGCTCGGGGCCCAGCTCCTGGTGAAGATCCGCGAGGAGATCGGCTCGGCGTTCGACGCGCGCATCAAGGCGCAGGCCGATCACCGCGAGGCGCAGGACCAGGCATCGCGCCAGTGAGCAGACGGGAGTGGATGATCATGGCCGCGATCGTCGTGGTCGCTCTGCTCGGCCTGGTGCTGGGGATCCTGCTGAGCCCGCCCCCGGCCGACTACCCCGTGAGGTTGCCGTGACCACGCGATGGCTCGTGGTGTCGCTGGCGGTGGCCTACATCCTCGTCTCGATGCTCTGCCTCCATCGGGAGAGCCAGCTCACGAAGGCCGAGACCGCTCTCACCGCCTGCCGCGATTCGCTCGCGCGATGCGAGGCTGACACGACCGCAACAATCCCGCTCGGGTTCCCGCAAGACTCCGACTCGCTCATCTTCGACGGGCGGCTGTGGGTTTCCCGATGAAGCGATCCGGCTGGATCCCGCGAAAGACTCCGATCCGCCGCACCCCATTCGCGCGCGGCGGCCGCCTCGAGCGCCGGACTCCGGTGAAGCGCAAGGCCGACTTCCGATCCGGGTTCGACCGGATGCAGATCGCGGAGATGGAGGACCTCGCGCGCGGCTGCGTGATGGTCCGGGACGGGGCGACCTACGCGGTGAACCTCGAGCGCCTGACGATCAGCTGGTTCGGGAAGTGCCGCGAGTGCCGGAACGAGGCGGGGCTCGACTGGTCGCATGTCCTGGGGCGGGGTGAGGCGCCGCGCCTGGTGTACGTCCCGGAGAACGCGATCGCCCACTGCCGGCGGTGCCACGAACGGTGGCATCGGAGCGTCGTCGCCGGCTACGCCAAGGCCCTGCACATCCTCGGCCCCGACCAGCTCGCCTGGATGGGATCGATCAACGCCTACGGTGGCGCCAAGTACGACCAGGGCGGCCAGCGCCTCGCGAACATCCAGTGGCTGCGCGAGCGCGCCCCCGACCTGCTCCGAGAGATTCAGAACCTCGCGCGGCTGCGCGCCGAAAGGATCGGCGTTCGGATGTCGCGGGCCATTCGCAAACGGAGGGACTCAGCATGAGCGCAGCGCTCCCGGTGGCCTACCGCGCCGGACTCCCCGACCGCCCGAAGCGGATCGCACGGCTCGCCCTGAACGATCGCGGCTACCCGGTGCCCTGGTTCGTGGCAACGGTCGACGGCAAGCCCGACTTCCGGGTCGTTCGTGCCGGCCGGCGCGAGGAGGCGATCCGGAACAAGCAGTGCTGGATCTGTGGCGGCATCCTCGGTGCCTACAAGGCGTTCCTGATCGGGCCTATGTGCGCGGTCAACCGGGTGACGAGCGAGCCGCCGTGCCACCAGGACTGCGCCGAGTACGCCGCGCGCGCCTGCCCGTTCCTCGCCAACCCGACCCAGCAGCGTCGGCCCTACGCCCTCCCGACCGGCACCCACTCGCCGGGGGGCATCGCGCTCGACCGAAACCCCGGGGTCGCGCTGGTGTGGACCACGAAGAAGTTCCAGCCGTTCGCGGCGCCGGGCGGATGGCTGATCGAGATCGGTCTGCCGGTGCAGCTCATGTGGTTCCGGGAAGGCCGGACCGCGTCGCGCGCCGAGATCCTGGAATCGATCGAGACCGGGATGCCCACGCTTCGCGAGCAGTGCGACGCCGAGCAGCCGAACCTCCGCGAGGAGGCGAACGCCGCGCTCGACCGGCAGTACGCCAAGGCGATCGAGCTGGTGCCACAGGATGGGATCCTCCGGCCGGAGATGCTCGGGGACCTGAAGCCGGCGATCTACAGGTACAGCACGCCCGGGGAGCACCGATGAGCTACGCGAGCGGCACCGGCGTCTCGGTCGAGCAATCGAAGGCCGAGATCGAGCGGATCCTGCAGCGGGTCGGGGCCAGTTCTTTCCAGAGCGGGTGGCACCAGGAATCCCGCACCGAGCACATCCTGTTCCGGGTGGGCGAGTCGAACATCATGCTGGCGGTCACGATGCCGCCGGCCGGGGACTTCCTGTTCTCGCCGCGCGGCCGCCGGCGGACGAAGGACTCGGCCGAGGACGCCTTCAAGCAGGAACGCCGGCGTCGGTGGCGCGGGATGCTCCTGATCATCAAGGCCAAGCTCGAGCAGATCGAGATCGGCAACTCGACGCTCCAGCGCGAGTTCCTGAGCGACATGGTGATGCCGAACGGCCGGACGCTGGGCGACGCCCTGATCCCCCAGCTGAAGGAGCTGCAGGCCGGACGCCTGGCGCTGCCGGCTCACGAGCCCGGTCGATGATCACGCGGAAGAAGCCGCCGAAGAAGCGCGACCGGCGCGCGCGATGGATCCGAGTGGATTCGTGGGTGCTGGTGAACGCGAAGACCGGCAACCCGATCACCTCGAAGATCGATCGACCCGAACGACTGGATCCGGAGCCCGGTTATCGTTGGCTGCGCTGCGTCGGTTACCTGCCCCCGCCCAAGGACCGGAGGTTATCGTGAGCAACAGGATCGCCGGCATCATCGCGTTCGGGATCAGCGGCGCGATCTGGACGCTGGTCGCGTTCTTCGCCTGTCGCCTGCCCCTGGGCCATGCACTATGTTTCGGATCGATCCAGGCCACGCTCGGCGAGATCCTGTTCGCCGTGAAGAAGGAGAATCCATGACCCTGCTCGCGCGGATCGAGGAGGCGATCAAGCTGTGCGAGAAGGCGAACGCCGTTCCGCTGGCGTTAGTGGGCGAGGGCGACCGTAGGTTCGCAGCCGCCGCGCGCACTCTGCTGCCCGCCTACGCGCGGGCGCTCAAGGTCGCGGTCGAGGGGCTGGAGGAAACTGCCGCGCTCCGCAGCGTCTATTCGGAGCAAGCCAATAGCTTGCTGCGCGCCATCGAGCGCGAACTGACGGGAGGTGGAGAGTGAGCGGGAAAGAGGTTGCTGGATGGGTGTTGCTGTTTGCCGCGCTGCTTGTGGCGTTCTCGATTGGCACTATGTCTGCGGGCGACCACGCCCTCCGCGACCTCGCCGCCTGCCGCGACCTCGCCGCCTGCCGCGACTCGCTGGCCGACGAGAAGCTGGCGTGCAGCATGGAGTACTACTCCATCCACCGCCTCGGAATTCCAGACTCGCTCTGGATGATCGTGCGGGTAGTCCGATGACCGCGCTCGCGCTGCTGCTGGCGCTCTCGTGGCACGCGGTCCACGTCGTCGCGTGGTGGGCGGCTGTTGCGATGATTTTGTTTGTGGTGGGATATCTGATCGTCAGGGCCATTCAAGAGATGAGCGCCGAGTATCGCGCTGGCGTGATCGCCGCGTTGCTGTTCTTGGCAACCATCATTTTCGTCCTATTCTGCCCGCCCGCGCACTCCGCGCCGATCCATGACCTCGCCATCGGGCCGACTGCGAGAGCCTACCGCTCTGTCAGTGGCTACCCGCCTCCGATTGGGGAGTGCGGCTACTACACTAACTGGCGCGGCGATTCTCTGTACGTTGGATGCATCGGCGCCGACTCCATTTTCAGGATCAAGACCTCAGTGCGCGCCGAGAACGTCAACCCGAAACTGGACCTAATCCCGCCGACCACGCTCCGCTGGACCGCGCCGTACTACGAGACGATGACGCTCCCCAACGGGCTCGGCGGCGACGTGATCGACCCGTTCGGGCGGCCAGGCACGCTGCCCGAGACTGGCCCGATCACCTGCGAAGTGTGGTACGTCGCGCGGATGAATCCGTGGACGCCGGGGCCAGCATGGATTCCACAGCGCGTGCCAGTGCGCGTGGCGACCTTCGCGGGCCTCACGCCGGGGCAGCCGATGTCGTGGACCGAGACGCTTGATTACGGGACGTGCTATGTCGAGAGCGTGGACGCCGCTGGCAACCGGCAGCGCGTCGGGAACTACTGTTCGAGCAGGGTGCCGTGAGCCCGATCAGCCGCGAGCAGGCGGCGCTCTACCCGGCGAACTGGCGGGAGATCGTGGCCTCGATCCGCGCGCGCTCGGGCGGCCGCTGCGAGTGCGATGGGCGGTGCGGACTCCATCGTGGCCGGCGGTGCTCGGAACGCCAACACGAACCAGCGCAATACGCTCGCGGCCTGGTGCGCCTGACGGTCATGCATCTGGACCACGATCCCAGGAACAACGCCCCCGCGAACCTCGCCGATGCCTGCCAGCGGTGCCACAACCGCTACGATCAGCCGCACCGGCAGCGCAACGCGGCCACGACGCGACGCGCCAAACGCGGGAACCTCGAGCTGCCCCTGTGAAGGACGGCCGGCTCGAGAACGGCGAGCTGGTGTTCGTGGCGATCGTCCTGGTGCTCTGGCTGATCGTGCTGCTGGTCATGTGCCAGAACCGATTCGTGGGCCCGCTCTACTCGACGGACGACCCCTTCCGCTGAGCCGATCTCTCCCCCTCCCCTAGCGGAAATCTTGCGCGCGCGCCTCGGTGGCACTATCTTCCGGCGCGTCGCGCGGGGTGCGCGGGGAAAACGGGATGGCGCTTCGGCGCCGGGTGCGGGAGGGGTGGGCGATGCGGAATCTCGGTCGTGGCTTCTCGGTGCTGTTCGCGGTGACCCTTGCGGCGATGGCGCTGCTCGGCCTCTCTCCGCACAACGCGAGCGCGCAACAGATCTACACGCGCACGGTGTCACTGCCTTGGAACGGCGGCACGGTCTACACGAAGAGCTTCACGGCATCGGCCACCGACACTGGCTTCGTGACGCTGCCCTCGGACATTGCGTGGGACGTCTACCAGAACGCGGCGGGCACGAATAGCTGGATGCGCCTCGAGTTCTACACGCCCACGGCGGCTGCGAATGCCGACACCGTTCGATACATGGTTCAGCCCTCGTTCAACACGAACGGCAATGGCCCCGCGAGCTACGTCTATCCCTTCGTCGATTACCGGGATCAGACGGCCGCGATCACGAACTCGGCGACGATCGCACGCGGCGGTGGATCCTTCGGTCTTGTATTCACAGGCTACCTGCAGTCCTCGACCTCCGCGCCGCTGACGCTGATTCAGAGCTATCTGCCGCCGGGTTCACGCCTGAAGATCAGCGGCGATCCGAACGGCGCGCTCGCGAACCTCCGCGTCCAGATCACCTACCTGTCGCACTTCCCGAAGTAGCGTGGCGCGTACCGGGCGCCCGCCCGGAACCACGGGAATCAAGCAGCGTCTGAGCGACGCCGCCATCGAGCAGCGCCGGGCCGCGGCCAAGAAGCCGCGGCGCCGGCGTAAGCTTTCGGCCCCCGAGCGCAAGGGCCTGGACGAAGCCGTCCGCATCGGGCGCGCGCTCAACCCCCAGCTCATGCGCCTCGCCCAGCGCAAGGCGAACCTCGAGGAGAAGTTCCTCAACCTGCTCGAGCGCGAGATGAAGTCCGGAAACGTGGACCTCGATCGCGTCGAGCAGCTCATGCGCGTGACGATGCGCGCCGGCGAGTTCGGCACCTTCTCGGGTCAGGTCTGGGACCGCTTCGGCCAGCCGCGCAAGCTCAAGGCCGAGGTCGACCTCCACGCCGCTCCCCGCATCTTCCTGGATTTCCCCGAGATGGATGCCGCCTGGGAAGCGGCGGAGGACGCGCATGCTCGCAGCCCTGGTGGCGGCGCTGGTCATGCTAACGGCGCAACACGCGGCTAGCGACGCGCTCGACGCGCGCATCCGTCGTCTGGCGCCGCACAACGACTCGCCGGCCCAGAAGGACGCGCTCCGCTCGACCGCGCCCCAGCTCGCGTTCATGGGACGCCGGCACGGGGGCAAGAGCTGGGTGACCTGCGCCAAGGCGGCGAAGATCGCCGACCACTACGGGCCGAACCATCGGCGCCGCTACCCCTCGGCGCAGTGCCTCCTCGCCCGCGAAGAGCGCGCCTCGATGACGACCACGGTGGTCCGCACCATGCGCGTCGAGATCCTGGGCGAGGAGCTGTTCGCCGCGCTCTACCGCGCCGGCGACGACAGCTTGTACTTCCCGAACGGGTCCTCGATCGCGTTCCGCGGGCTCGACCAGCCCAAGCGCATCCTCGGCATGCGCTACATGTTCATCGGGATCGACCAGGCCGAACAAATTGACGAGGAACAGGCCGAGACCGCGATCTCCGGAACGATGCAGGCCGGGATGCCGTGGGGACAGTTCTTCTGCGCGTTCAACCCGGACAACCCCGAGCATTGGGCCTACCTGCGCTACCACCCGGACGACGGCGACGGGCCCCGCTACGATTCGAAGGGTCGGCACTTCGCGGACGTCGTGCACGTCCAGGAGAACGACCTCATGGGCATCCTCTCCGAGGAGCAGCGGGACGTGTTCGACCGCCTCTCGGGGATCTGGCGCGAGCGGCTCCGGTACGGCCGCTGGGTCGCGTTCACGGGCATCGTCCACGATCTCTGGGACCCGGGGATCCATGTGATCTCGAACGTCCCCAACGCCGGCGGCTACCGGGTGCCGGAGAGCTGGGCCGAGTGGGGCGGCTACCCGCCTCCCGACTGGCGCCGGTGGCGCGGGATCGACTTCGGCTACAACCCCGACCCCTACTCGGTCGGGTGGCTCACGCTCTCGCCGGACGGCGTCTGGTACGTCTACCGGCAGGAGTATCGGCTCAAGCTCACGCTCGATCGTCAGGTCGACCGGATCCTCCGCTACGAGCACCAGGAGAAGGCGCGGGTGAAGGCGGCCGCGAAGCGCTTCGACATCCTCGAGCGCGAGGCCGGCCGGGTTTCGAACCGCTGGGACGAGTGTCGGGACGTGGTCGAGGGCGGCATGATCTTCGCCGGCGTGAGCGACCACGGCGCGGACCAGCGCGCGTTCTACGCCAAGCGCGGTATCAAGTCGTGGCCGGCGAACAAGGACATCTGGGCCGGCCTCGAGACCGTCCGCAACCTCATGGACCCTGCGCAGGAGGGCGGCCCGCGGCTGTTCGTCGTCTCGAATGAAGCGGGCCCGGGGCTGGGGCTCACGCAGCGCGACAAGCTGCTCGAGGAAGCCGCTCGCCCGACCTGCCTGCAGGAGGAGATGGGCCGCTACCTGTGGGGCGTCTCCAAGACCGCCGCGGGCGCGAAGGTCATGAAGGACCTGCCCGTCGACGCGAACAACCACGGAAACGACTGGCTCCGCTACGTGCTCCACACCTTCACCAGCCGGCGTGCCACGCTGGTCGACCGCACTCCGCCAGGCCGCAAGCGCATGGACGAGGACGAGTCGCTGTCATGACTAAGGCTCCGAAGATCGACTGGCCCCGCACGATCGAGTCGCTGGTGATCTTCATCCTGGCGACGGCGCTCGGTGCCTGGGGAATGTGGTTCATCTTCGGCCGGCTCGGTGCCGGCGCGGTCCTGATCTGTGCATCGGTCCTGCTGATCCTCGGGCGCATCATGGGGAGAGGGGAAACGGCGTGAAGAAGCGGACCGGCCTCGCGGCACTCGGCGACATGATGCGCAGCGCGATCCAGACGGTGACGCCTCAGATCGCTCCGGGCTCGGGCGTGATCCCGATCAACATGGAGGAGTTCAACGATCAGCCCCAGGCGTGGCCCGGGCTGCCCACCGTCTACTTCCAGTCGCCCTGGGCCGGCGATCCCTACGAGGCCACCTACCCGGGGGCCGCGGCGACCATCGCTCCGATCTGGGCGTGCATCGACAAGCTCTCGAACGACATTCCCGCGATCCCGATGAAGTGGACGCAGAAGCACCGCGCCAAGTCCGGCAAGACCGAGCGCGTCGAGGCCGATCCCGATCACTGGGTGCCGAAGCTGTTCCGGTACGGGAACCAGTCCTACAGCGGCACCGAGGTGCTGCGCGACATCGTCGCCGGCGTGCTGACGCTCGGCAACGGTCTGATGTGGACCGACACCGACACGACCTCCGCGGGAACCGAGGGCGTGCCCGAGCAGATCTGGGCGGTGCAGCTCCACATGACGAAGCCGATCCCCGGGCCCTACCGCTCGATCCGCGGGTGGTTCTGGTACCCCAACGTCACCTACATCCCGGGCGAGCGCATGATCGCCTTCCGCAACTGGAACCCGAATTACAACCCCATGTACCCCTCGCCGCTCGGGCTCTCGCCTCTCTCGGCGGTGCGCGCGGCCTTCGAGTCCTACGGCAGCGCGGGCGTCTGGCAGAAGAAGCTGTTCGAGAAGGGCCTGCAGGTCGCTGGGCTGTTCACGCTCGACCAGGACACCGCGCAGGGGCTATCCGAGAAGGAGATCAAGGGCATCCAGAAGCGCATGCAGCGCGTCGGCCAGGGTGTCCAGAACGCCTACGACACGATCGTCGAACCCGGCATCAAGCAGGTCCGCCCCCCGATCCCGCCGCGCGATCTGCAGTTCGTGGAGCAGATGGCGTGGAACGAGCACGCGATCTTCATGGTCTACGGCATCCCGCCGGTGATCATGGGCGTCAAGGAGGGCGGCGGCCTCTCCGACGCCGGCGCTACGACCGACCTGCTCATGTACGCACTCGGCGCCTGCTCGCGGCAGACCAACCTCCTGAAGGCGGTCATCAACCACCAGTTCTGCCGGAAGTGGGCTCCCGACATCGAGCTCGACTTCGACCTTTCCGGGCTCCCGGGCGTCGCGGACTCTCGCCTCAAGCAGGCCGAGGCGCTGGTGAAGATCGCCGGCCGGCCGACCATGACGCTGAACCAGGCGCGCGCCGCGGACGGCCAGGACCCGGCCGTCGATCCGAACGCGGACGAGTACATGGTGCCGTTCAACGTGCTCCGCTCGGCGGACATGGCGAACGACATCCGGGTGCAACCCGATACGCCGGCCGAGCCTGGCGCGGGCGAAGACAAGTCGCAGCGCGCGTCCCGGTCGCGTTTGAGTGGTGCGCAGGGGGGAGCGCGTCGGGCCGCGCTGCGGCGAATGAGGGATGCGGACCTGCGGCGCTACGAGCGCCGGGTCCGGATGTGGGCTCGCAATCGATTCCGGAAGCAGGAGCAGGAGGTGGTCGCGCGCCTCGAGGCGCACCACCCGGACGCCCTGCTCGCCAAGCGGGCCCGGTTCGACTACGGCGACGAGTACTTCCCCGAGGACGACGACTCGAAGGAAGCCCAGGAGATCTACGAGCGCATCATCGCCGAGCGCGGGGTCGAGGCCGGCGCCGAGGTCGGGGCCGAGATCGCCCTCGAGGTCCAGCGCGGGAAGATCGCGGACCTGATCGCTCAGCGTGCTTCCGAGATGGTCGGCCGGATCGACGCGACCACGAAGCAGCGCCTCACCGAGGCGATCATCGAATCGGTCCGGGAGAACTTCACGTTCGACCAGCTGGTCCGCGCGGTCAAAGAAGTGTTCTCCGGGCGACGCGACAACGCTGACACGATCGCTCGGACGGAGACCGCCTGGGCGTACAACACCGCGTCCTTCGAAGCGTGGAAGGCCGCCGGCGTCCAGTACAAGAGCTGGTTGACCGCCCACGACAACGCGGTCCGCGACTCGCACACGCTCTGCGAGGGCGAGGAGAACATCGATATCAACGCCATGTTCTCGAACGCGTGCATGTACCCCGGCGACCCGAACGGGCTGGCCGAGGAAGTGATCAACTGCCGCTGCACGCTGCAGCCGCAGTTCACCGAGACGAGCGACACCGGCGCGGGAGACATCACCGGCGACGATGAGGACGAGTCCGACCAGGGCGGGTCGCTTCGTCGCCGGTCCCGCACGAACGGCCACGTCAACGCCTCACGGTGGCCGGCCTGGTTCAAGATCGGAGCCGGCAAGTGAGCATCGCGATCACGATCACTTCGCCGATCCAGTGTCCGCGGTGCAGCGCGTGTGCTACCTTGCGCGGCCAGAAGGCCATGTGCCCGCGATGCGGGTGCACCTGGAACCCAGCGGCGACCCCTCGCCGAATTCAGACTGCGCACCCACGGAAGGAAACGGCGCACTGATGCTCCATCGAGCCAGCTGCAGGTTCCGGGCCCGCCTCTCGGCGGACGGCGCTCCCAGCGCCACGGATCTCGAAGCGATCAACGCCATGAAGCACCGCGTCCTGGTGGCTCGCACGCCGGACAACTGCGTGGTGCGAACCTTCGACGCCCTCAGCACGCGCGAGCTGCGCGGCTACATGGAGGGCTGCTACGTCCCCGAGATGAGCCTGCAGCAGATCGCCTCGCTGGCCTACGACACGCCCATCCAGTGCAACCACGACACCTACTCGGCGAACGGACTCCCGGTGGGCCGGACGTTCCGCGCGCAGATGGTGATGGACGACCAGGGCGACCCGTGCGTTCGCATGACCTACTTCTCGCCGCTCACCGCGAGCACCGAGGAGCTGGACGGCCGCATCATGGGCGGAGCGATCGGCGAGGTCAGCTGCTCCTTCGGTTATACGAAGCTCGAGTGCTCGATCTGCCACGGCGACGTCTGGGACCAGGAGAGCGGCTGCGCGCACCTGCCCGGGGAGACCTACGAGGGACGCCGGATGATGGCTGCGGTGCTCGGCGTCGATGAGTACGAGGAGACGTCGTTCGTCTGGAAGGGTGCCGCTGAGGGAACGCGGTTCCGGATCGCCGCGGCGCACTACTCGAGCGACTTCGGCGACCTGATGGCGTCGAAGCGGTCGCGCCTGGCGGAGACCACCACCACCGCCGAGATGAACATCCTCGAGCGTCTGGCTGCCGGCGAGCGGACGGCGCGCGAGGAGTATGAGGCCAAGTTCAGGAAGCTGTTCGGCAGCACGAAGTAGGTTCAACGGTTCTCCCGCACGTCAGTCGGGGGAAGGGTCGCGGTCGGATCGCAGCGTGAAACGATCGCAGGGGCAGTGGGAGGCCCGCTGACGTGCGGGCGGACTGGAGGACCAGGTGAAGAAGACCAAGCTGGCCTCAGGACTCGAGATTGTCGAACTCGAGCTGAGCGACGGCGATCTCGGGAACCCCGGCGCGTATCTCGCCAAGGTCAACGCATGGAACGTGGAGAACTTCGCTCTGCTCCATGCCGAGGTTCAGGCGCTGAAGGATCCGAACCACTCGAAGATCGCCGAGCGGCTCGAGCTGATGGAGAAGACGGTCGCCGCGGCCCACGCCAAGGCGGTCGAGGCGTTCGAGAAGTCGGTGATCCTGGAGAAGGCGAAGCCGGACATCGATCGCAACCTCGACCTGCGCCTGTTCGGAACGCTCGCGCTCAACCACGATCCGGCGGTGCTGAACTTCAAGGGCGACGCCTGGTACAAGAGCAAGTTCACCTCGAGCGAACCCGGGGAGAACGCCTCGCGGCGCCTGTTCTTCAACCTGCTCACCTGCGACATGGACGACCTCGCCGGCTTCGACGACAAGTCGGTGGCGCTCCTGAACCGGCTGCGCGCGCTCAACGATCGCCTGACGTGCGAGGACGTCGTCGCGCGGCATCCCAAGAGCGAGTTCCGGGAGGCCTACCTGAAGGCCGGCGGCATGAAGTCGCTGCAGGCCTGGAAGGCGTGGGAGAACCTGGCCCACCAGATGAAGCTGGCCGCGTCCGAGGCCGACGCCAACGCGGGAACCGGCGCCGAGTGGGTGCCGACCGGCGTCTCGTTCCAGCTCATGCCGGACGTCTGGCCCGAGCTGGCGATGATGAACCAGGTCCCGAGCGTCCCGATGGCGCGCTCGCCGATGCTGTTCACCGTCCAGAACCCGTTCGGAGAGGCGAAGCTGCTGACCGAAGCGCTGGACGACACCGAGGCGACCAACACCAACATCTACCCGGCGACGCTCACCACGCGCAACGTCACGCTGACCGCCCGGAAGTTCGGCGAGGTCGTGTGGCACTCCTCGGAAATCGAGGAGGACTCGGTTCCGAACATCGCGGCTGCGATCCGGGCGACCGGCGTGTTCGCGATCGAGGCGGCGCGTGAGAACTGCGGCGTGAACGGCCAGGCGTCGGCCATCTCGGGCGCCTACGGGACGTTCCCGACCTCCGGCCAGACCACGAGCACCTTCGACACCGGCGTCACCTTCCTGGGGACGGCGAACTCGGAGGACTCGCGGCGCGCCTACGACGGTCTGCGCTACCTCGCCTTCCTGGCGGGCGTGGCGGAGGACGCGAGCGCTGGCCTGACGGTCGATCACCTGGCGAACCTGCAGGCGAAGCTGGGCCGCTTCAGCATGCCGGAGCAGTGCTTCTTCTGGTCGAGCTACATCGGCCGGGCGCGCCTGCTGACGCTGCGTGACGCGAACCAGACGGCGGTCATCCTGACGGCGGAGAAGGCCGGCGGCGTCGGCTCCTTCCGTTCGGGAGTGGTCGGCAAGATCTTCGGCGTCTCGGACCTGGTGACGAGCTACTACCAGTCCCAGGACCTGAACGCCGGCGGGATCGACGTTGGTGGTGGTGGTGGCTGCACCCAGATCGGCGTCGCGAACCGGGTCCGTCTCATCAACGGAACGGTGCGCCTCACCCGCGTCGAGGTCAGCCGCGAGAACCGCTTCCAGCAGGACCAGATCGGCGTGAAGTTCACCGCACGCTCGATCATGAAGTCCACGGTCCAGCCGTCGAGCACGGACCAGCCGTTCGGAACGATCAACGGTATCGCGGCGTAAGCCGCGAGCAGTTCAACCGCGGGGCTGACGGTGCGGGTCGGCATGGGGCCCGCACCGCCCGCGGTCGAGAAGTTCACCCCAACGCACAGGAGATGTCATGGTTCCCAGTGATCCCGCCCCCGCGGCAACGGCTGGCCCTCCGGGCAGCGTGCCTCTCTCTCCGGCTCAGCTCGATCGCCGCAGCAACAACACGCCGGCGCTCGATCCCGAGGAAGTCCAGGCCGCGCACCTGAGCGGCCGCAAGCTGATCGTGAACGTCAGTCACATCGAACTCGGCGGCAACGACCACAACGGGCGTCGCTTCAACGTTCGGCCTGGCATGGCCGTGCTGGTGACGTCGACCTTCGCCGACTACCTGCTGCGCGAGGACACCAGCGGGCGCTTCGAGCTCTACGACGCGAAGCGGCACGGTCCCCTGAACAAGCAGAAGACGCAGCTCGAGAAGCCGTTCGCGTTCTCGATGCCCGAAGAGGTGAAGAAGAAGGAGAGCAAGCGGCCGCGCGTCGCGAAGGCCAAGCGCGACGACGACGACGAGGATCAGGGAGACGATTAGCCCGTGACCCCAGCCTACCTCACCTGCTACGGATTCCTCCCGGAGGACGAGATCCTCCGGGAGTTCCGTCGCGATGGGGATCCCAACCTCGAGGAGCGCGACGCCATCGTGAAGGCGGCGAACCGCGCGATCGCGATCATGGAGCTGCGGACCCGCCGCAAACTCGCGATGCGGGTGTGGCGCGCGCCTGAGTCCGTCTCGGGATGTGTCCTCGATGACACCAAGTTCGTCGTGACCGGAACCGGGTTCACCGCCGGCGCAGTTCAGTGGGACCAGGTGATCGGGGTGGGGATCGCTCCCGGCACCCGCGTCGCGTCGGTCGATTCGAACGTCCAGGTGACGCTGACGCGGAAGCCGACAGTCACCGGGACCGGCAAGACGCTGGCCTTCGGCACCGAGCAGGTCGTGATCGACGGCTCGGGCGATCGCTACGTGCAGATCCCGCACTACCCGACGCAGGAAGTCATCTCCGCCGGCTGGCTCGACGCCGCCGGCAGCTTCACCGGATTCAATACCGCGGGGGTTCGCCTCGATCGCGAGACCGGGCGCTACTACCTGCCGAACGATCGCGCGCCGCTCGGCGATCTGAACGTCCTGGTCGAGTGCCGGGCCGGCTACCAGGAGCCGACCGGCGAGGCGCGCGGCGACGAGGAGTGGTACGCCCTCGGGCGCCTGCAGCTCCGGATCGCGCAGATCTGCTTCGAGGACTCCCAGAAGGTCGCCGGGCGCGCGCAGGACTTTGGCGTCGGCGGCGTGACCTCGAGCGTTCGCTCGATGCAGCTCCCGAAGGACATCGAGCAGGAACTGATCGTGTTCCAGCGGAGGTTCTGAGTGATCGCCGTGACCGCAACGGGCATCGATCACGTGCAGGCGAACCTCAAGGGGGCCGCGGCTGGATTCGATCGCGCCAGCTACAACACGATCGTCAAGGGCTCGATCACGCTCCACGCCATGCTCGACCGCCAGCTCGACGGGCCGAAGGGCTGGGACGACTTCTGGGGTGCGACATCTCCGAAGGGGCCTTTCCTCGGGTCGCGCACGGGCCAGACGCGATTCCACCTGACGCACGGTGGATTCGCCTACCGCACCGCCGGTGGCTGGCAGGCGGCGATCGGTTCTCCCGATGCCCATGTCGTGCTGCACGAACTCGGCGGCCGGCGCGGCAAGTCGATCATCCCGACCGCGGCGGCCCAGCGCAAAGACTCGGGGACCTTCCGGTGGCCGGGAATCCAGTCCTGGAGCGAGATACCGGGGATCTTCAACTTCCCCTCGCAGGCGATGCGCAACAGTTCGAACCCCGCGGTCGCGGCCAAGTACCGGAACATGAAGCCGTGGTTGGCCCGTGTTGAGGATGGCAAGGTGCGACTTCTCGGACTCATCGTGCCGAGCGTCACGTATCGCGCACGCGGCATGTTTGCCGCCGTCCATGAGAAGATCGAGCCCGTCATCCTCCAGATGGGTCAGTTCGAAGCCGCGCTGGTGGTGAAGGCCGCCAATGCCTAACCGCGCCCCGTCGACCATCAATCGAGTCGCCGATGGCGTGCTCGAGATCTTCCGCAAGAACGTCGAGGACCACCCGGACAAGTGGTTCATGATCCCGCGGTCCTGGGAGCGCGGCGTGGGCCCGCAGACGATCGGCCTCTCGGATCCGGTGTTCTGCGTGAGCCTGAACGGCGACTCGCGCCCGATCGCTCAGCGCCTCATGGGCTACGGCCAGAGCGAGACGACCATCACCGTGACGATCTTCGGCCGGCACTCGCGGGCCGACTACGCGCTCGGCGAGATGCTCGCGGACCTGTGGCGCGTGGTGATGGAAAACCGCCAGCTGACCGGCGTGGACGATCCGGACAACCCGACGCTGCTCGCGGGGTTCATCGCGATCGGCAACACGAAGATGGCGTCGGTCTCGAACCCGACGCTCGGCGAATTCACGATCGAGCAGGAGATCGTGGTGAACTACACCTGGAGCAGCTCGGCTCCATAGGAGAGAACGATGCCAACTCCCGGTTTTGGTTTCCTCGGCACGTTCCAGTTCGCCCGTGAGGCGACCTGGGGGACGAAGCCCACGATCACCAAGCGCTTCCCGTTCTTCAAGGCCAACGCGCGGCCGGTGCTCGAGCGGATCCGCCCTCAGCTCCTGGACGGTGGGCTTTCGATGTTCCCGACCGTTTCCGGCCCCCAGGGTGCTCGGCTGTCGCTGACGATTCCGGTGACCTACTCGCACTGGAACCTGCTCTGGGACCTGATCCTCGGCACCAGCACCTACGGATCGAACGGCGGGACGACCACGGGCATCGATCCGTACACGCACACCTTCGGCTACAGCACCGGCGCCGGGTTCAAGAACCTCGCGAACTCGCTCGCGGCTGAGATCGTGATGGGGAACATCTCCGCATCGACCTGCGCGGTGGTGACCGGCCAGAAGATCATCAGCGCCAAGTTCCGCTGCAGCGCCGGCATGTCCGCCGCGGACCAGATCCTGACCTGCGACCTCGAGTTCTTCGGCAAGCGGTTCCAGGACGCACAGTCTCCGACCTCGATCGGGATCATCACGACCCCGAACCTCGACTACGTCATGTTCCAGCACCTGACGGAGCTGTGGGATGGATCCCAGGCCGGCGTGACTGGCAACCTGACGCAGTCGTTCGAGCTGAACGTCGAGACCGGCATGTCCGAAGACCGCGTGTTCATGGAAGGCACCGGCTTCGTCGCCGAGCCCCATCGCAAGGCGAAGCCGAAGATCACCTGGAGCGTCACCAAGGAGTTCCAGGACCTGGCCGGTCTGGACGCCTACATCGCGAACACCAAGGGCGTCGGCCAGGCGACCTTCGTGCTCGACTCGAATCGCTACCTGAAGATCACCACGGCGCACGGCCTCATGCAGTCGCCCGACGCCCCGATCGAGGGCGAGGGATTCATCCAGCAGAAGTTCGTCTGGGAGTCTGAGGACGCCGGCGGCTCGACGCCCTCAACGATGGGCGTGGAAGTTAAGAACCACGTCGCTACCATCACCGCTTAGGAGCAGACCATGAACGGCGAACCCCTCGCCCCGAGCAAGCCCGAGGACATCGGGCGCGGCACCACCGTCATCGAGCTGGTCGAACCGGGCCCCGCAGGCCCGATCCGAATCCGCATCACGTCTCTCCATCCGTCCAGGCTGATCGAGATCCTCGGCGGGATCTCCGGTGTCCCGGTGAACACCGAACCGGATCCGGCGCCGATCAATGCCCTCGCGGTGATCCGCAAGACGCTCGAGGACACGGTCGAGCGATTCAAGGCGATCGCCGAGCTGACCGCGGTCGAGCCGAGGTTCTCGTTCGGGGAACAGGCCGACCCCGGCACCGCGCTCTGGTCCGCCCTGTCGTTCCGAAACCAGAAGGACTACGTCGAGCAGGTCTCGAAGTACTCGGGGGCCTACATCGACGTGAATTCGCCGGACGGGGAGGCGGCTGCGACCGCGGCTCGATTTCCTGAGAACGCCGGAAGGGCGTAGCGCGGCGCTGACGATCGCGATGGTGTCCAGGATGCGGGGCGAGCCCCCGAGCTGGACGATGGGCTTCAAGGGCGCGTCGGAGGCAATCCAGCGCGCCGTCGACGTGGAAGTGGCGAGCGCGCTCTGGGAGTTCGTGTTCCCGGGCAAGGGGCGGGAGCCGGTCGGCCTCGAGGCGATCTTCAAGCTGGTCGCGGTGATCGCAACACGGTAGGAGCCCGCAGTGTCGAACCTGATCGAGATCGTCCTCCACAGCATCGGCGCCTCCGCGGTCGAGTCGGACCTTGGGGGCGTCAACGCATCGCTCGACAAGCTCAAGGTGACGGCGATGCAGAGCTCCGCCGGCGCCGCGGCGCTCGGCGGTGCGATCGGTGGCCTGGTGGGCGGCATGCTCCCGACACTGATCGAGGAGGTCGGGCGCGCCGGCGAGTCCCTGCTCGAGCTGGGACCTCGGCTTGCCGATGACGTCGAGCAGCTCCGCAACCTGGGCGAGCGCAGCGGGATGAGCATCAACCAGCTACGGATCTTGCAGGGCGTGATGCGCGAACACGGCCTGGGGGCGGACTCGCTCGCCTTCGCCCTGTCGATGTTGAACCGGCGTCTCGGGGAAGGGAACGAGAAGCTGATCGCGCTCATCGGGAACACGTCGAGCCCGATGGAGGCACTGTTCAGGCTCTCGAAGATCATCAAGGAGGGCGGCAACGCCGCGGTCGCCGCCTCGGATGCGATGGGAATCAGTGGGCAGCGCCTTATCCCGATCCTCCGGAACCTGGACGAGGACTACGCCAGCGTTCGCGATCGTCTGGGCGAGCTGTCGGACGCGACGATCCTGGCGGCCGAGCACTTCAAGACGCTCGAGAACCAGTTCCAAACCCACATGATGGCGATGGGCGACTCGATCGCGGGGTTCATCCTGCGAGCCGTGGAGGGCGTCCGGAAGGCCCCCTGGATCCTCGCCCTGCTCGGCCTGGGCCCCCTGGAGATGCTCGGGGCCGCGAGCATCATGGGCAGCGCCGTCGACCTCGGGCCCACCGGGGCCGACTGGCACGGAGCCGCCGGCGTCGAGGGACCGCCGATCACCAAGTCCAAGAAGGGCAAGAAGTCGAAGACGGCCGGATGGAGTTCGGACGATCTCGACATGCTGCGCGAAACCGAGCGTATGCAGAAGGAGGCCTTCCAGCAGTTCGTGAGGACCCACGGGGAGCTGGTTACCCTTACGAATTCGATGATCGACGGCATCACCAGCTCGATCGACACGATCTTCGCGAACCTCGGGAGCAAGTTCCAGACGTTCGGCAGCGCGATCAAGACGCTGTTCGACGGCATCGCGCAGTCGATCCTATCGGCGCTCGCGAAGATCGCTGAGTCGAAGCTGCTGATCTGGATCTCGGGATTCTTCCTCACGGGCTCGGGGCTCGGAGTGGCTCAGGGCATCGGCGGGATCATCCGTGAGGCCGGCAAGCAGCTGATCGGTGCGAACTCCATGTCGCCGGCGCGCGGCGGCAACACCACGATCATCCAGACGCTGGACACGCGCACGCTCCGGATGCAGATGCAATCGCCGCTCGGTTCCTGGACGCGCGCGCAATCGGAGCTGCGGATCGGCTCGGTGTACTGATGGGAACCGGGCTCAAGTTCGCGGTGACGAACCTCGCCGAGGCGGCCACGCTGAAGAACGACACCGGGGGTGGAGCGCCCGCGCGCGACGAAGTGACCCCGTTCGTCATGGAGAACGCGCTCACGAACGATTCGTCGCTGGTCTGGCAGGCCACAGGTGCCGGGTTCTACGACCTCGACCTCGGTGCGGACTACACCATCGGTCTGATGGCGGCGCTCGGGCAGCGGGGCTCGCCCTGGACCACCGCGGGGATCTCCTCGATCGTCACCAAGTATTCCTCGACGGCGAACGGGTATCCGCCCGTCTCACTCAACCCCTGGACGACCTTCGGAACAATCACGATGGGAGCCGGCGTTCGCCGCGCGGTCGTGGGAACGGTGGGCGTCGTGGCTCTGAACGTCCGCTACGTTCGATTCGACATCACCGCATCTACCGCATTCACGCTGGGAAGGATCTTCGTTGGGAGCTTCGAGTACGACCTCGGGCAGATTGCTTCGCCTGGGCGCCGGCGCCGGCGGATCCTGCCGCGGCTGCGGAACGAGGTCGGGGCGAACCCGACCATCTCGCGCGTGGCCGAGGACTACTTCCAGTACGAGCTGGACTACGACCACGCCCTCGATGCCCTGTTCGCGAAGCTCGAGGCGGTCGCGACCCAGAACCAGCCGGCGTTGATGATCGAGACGGACGGTTCTGCCCACGAAGTCGTGCTCACCGATGACACCTTCGAGGAGTCGCTGATGTTCGATTCCCCGAACCAGCGCAACGCCGGTCTCCGGCTGCGTACCCTGGCCTAGATGGCGACCGCCGCGTTCAACGCCCGCTGGCTGTCGGCCGAGCGCGGGGACGTCGCGATCCTGGTGAAGGTCGAACTCACCGATCCGACTCCGCTCACGCTCTATCTCTCACACCGCGACTTCGTTCTGCTCGAGACGACGCTCGCCGGTGTGAAGCGAGGCTGGGAGGCCGCTCTGGACGACATCGGTCCAATCGTCCACAACGGATCCCTGGGCGCGCTCGATCCCGCGCTTGCGACCTTCGACTTCCACATCGCCCCGAAGCGCCTTGCTTCGCAGGCGGCCGCGGCACAGGCGCCCGACCTGTTCTTCGGGTACCACTGGCGGGGCGCCGCGGTGACCGTCTACCAGTGGCCGCTGGGGCTCGATCAGTTCCTCACGAACGGGCACCAGATCTTCTCGGGCGTGGTGATCGACTACCAGACCGAGAACATCGGGGTGCGGGTCTACTGCCAGCAGGACAACTCCTGGATCCGGCGGGTGCCCGACATCGAAGTGACGCGCGCGAAGTTCCCGCGGGCCTCGGAGAAATCGATCGGTCTGCCCGTGTCGGTCTGCTACGGCGACCTGCGGGACGACCCGGCGCGGCCGCCGGCGACGGACTTCGATACCTTCCGCCAGGCGTTCACCTCCATCGCCGGAATGACCCGGGCCGGTGTTCGTGGCGTGACGACGAGGATCGGAACCGGGGGCGCCGGACAGAAGGGCGAGGTTCTGTTCGCCAGCCATGCCTGCAAGCTATTCAACGATGACGCGAACGGATCGACGCCGGCGATCGAACTGTCGAATCGGCTCTCAGAGATCGATCCGGATGGCGCGCTGGTGCTCAATGCGGCGGGGGGAACCGGGTTCGATTTCATCGACATCACCAGCGCCGGCGTGCAGCCGTTCAACGTGTTCTACCCGGTGATGCCGATCGACTCGAGCCAGCCGGCGGCAACGCCCGGCGAGAACCCCCGCGCCGCGACCGATGTGTGGAACGACTCGAGCTACGCCGTGCTCGACTACAACAACAACAAGCGCGAGATCCGGTTTCCGCTTCCGGACGTACCTCCGCAGGGCCTGGCGCTGCTCGTGAAATTCGCGATGGCCTATCTGACGTCCGCGGGCGCGACCCATCTGCGCGTCGAATTGAACGACGGTGCGATCGCTACCGGAACGACCACGATCGCCGCATCGACCGCTCGAACGGGAGCGGGCGGCACGCTCAGCGGGGTCGGCGGATCGCCTGTGGGCAACGGATGGGAATTCGGGACCTACGGGACGTTCCTTCGCGTCTACTTCACTGGCGTCGCCACGGGAGAGACCGCAAAGATCTTCGGAGTGGGCCTCGCCATTCAGTGCCGTCCGCAGTGGCCCGTGGTGACGCCGGCGCGCGTAATCCGGGTCCCCGATCGATACGACTACCGCTGGGTCCACAAGATCTGGGGTGGCGCGTCGCGGCACTGGTACACGGTCTACAAGGACGAGCTCGTCCCCGAGCGCGATCGGGTCGATGCGGTGTTCTTCGCGACGCTGAAGGGTTACGCAGACTCGGGTGGCGCCTTCACCGGGACGGGCACCGACCTGATCGAGCGGCCCTGCGACGTGATCAACCACTTCCTCCAGACCTACTGCGGTGTGGCGAGCGCAAGCGTCGAGACCGGGGGGGGCGTCAACGGTTCGTTCGTGGACGCGCGCGCGCAGCTCGTCACCTGGCGGGGCTCCGACATGAAGGTCGCGCTCGCCATCGATGAGTTCACCGACACCGCCGCGGTGCTCCGGAACCTCTGCGCCGGCGGGTTCGGGTGGGCGTTCATCTCGAGGCTCACGGGCAAGTGGAAGTTCATCCCCTGGCACACTGGGCTCACCACGAACGCGCCCCGCAAGCTGAGCCGGTGGGACCTCATGGACCAGTCAGGTCCCAAGCTGATCCCGCATCGGGACGACGTCCTCAACGACCTGACCGTCCGATTCGGGTATGACGCCTACCAGCGATCGACGGTCCACGAGACCTTCGTGGGGCCAGCGCGCTCCAGCTCGGGGTACTTCTTCCGGAAGCTCCGCGACGAGACCGTCGACGTGGTGGCGAGCGAGTCCGATCGGCTCGATTTCAGCGACGGCACGAATCGCACCGTCAACCTGACGCCCGGCACCTACACTCCGATCGGCTTCGCCCAGCATCTCGCCGGCCTGGTCGCGGCGGTCACCACGAACGGCGTCTGCCAGATCGCCTGGGGCTTCCAGGTGGTCGCCGGCTACAACGACAAGCTGGACTTCAACGACGGCGCGGCCAGGACCGCCACGCTGAACGCCGGCGTCTACACGGGCACCACGATGCCCGTCGAGGTCGCCCGGGCCATGAACGCGGTCTCCTCGAGCTGGACCTGCACGTACTCGGTGACCACCCGGAAGTTCACGATCGACCGGACTGCCGGCACCAAGCTCGCCAAGTTCGCGAGTGGCGCCAACGTCGCCAAGACCTGCGCGCCGATGATCGGCTACGACATCGCGGACGTGGCCTTCTCGCGGACCAGCGACATCGAGGTCGAGCCCGAGCGGTACGTCTTCGCGCTCAAGACCACGGCGCCGACGCTGCGCTGGGAGAACGGGGCGAACGGGATCGACGCTGCGACCCCGCGGGCCTGCGGGATGCTTCTGGGCTTCGACATGGCCCGGGACTCGTCCCCGATCGGGTCGGTGGCGCTCCTCGCCGGAGACAGCCCCAAGAACTCGCGCGAGGCCGACTGCGCGCTCTCCGTCGCCCGCTACGGGAAGCGCCCGGGCCTGACCGTCGACCTGCGCGCGGTGGCCGATACCGCGACCGCGCGCGAGGTCCGGAACCGGCAGCTCGACTGGCACATTGCTCCGCCGGTCGAGATCCAGTTCCAGGCCGAGCGGTGCCACGACTTCGACCTGGGCGACGTCTTCGAGTTCGACGCGACGATGGATGAGATCCAGGGGTTCTTGGTTCCCGACACGAACGGGAGCTGGGTGGGGAAGCGGTTCATCGTGACCAGCATCGTGCAGCACTGCATGCCCACGGTGCACCAGGAGATCACGGCCTTCTACGATCCCGAGTCGTAGTGATAGGATGCCCCGCGGGGCATGGGGAGGGGTGGACGATGCGAGTGCGTGGGGTGCTTCACCTGTTCGCGGCTGCGGCCTTCGCAGCGATGTTGGCAGCGGTCCCCGCGCTCGCGACTGTCGGCGACGGCGGTGTGATCCGGTCGAACGAAACCGGCGGTGTGATCTCCGTGAAGGGCGCCGATGGGAAGGGCCACTTCCTCTCCGGCAGTAATAACGGCGCCGTCGCGATCTCGAATCCGCCGCAGGGCTGGGTCTACCGCTACCAGTCCGTGATCCAGGACACGATGTCCCGCTGGGCTGGCACCCAGCAGGGCGCGCGTGCTCCCGATACCAGCGCGGTCTACAAGGCGGACGGCGCCACCACCTGGGTCGTGGAGATCTTCCCGACCTATACGCCGACCTCGGCCGGCCACCTGCTCGCAGTCTCCTTCGGGCGGCATCCCGTCCAGTCGCGCGACTCGCTCTCGACCTACGTCCCGGTTCTCCGCTACTCGCATCCGGTCGGCGTGACCGGCGGGACCGTTCCCGATTCGCTCGGCAGCATGGTCGATCTCCAGTCGAACGTCGCACAGCCCACGTTCAAGGATTCGCTGGCGCTGCAGGGCGAGACCGTTCTCCCGATCGGGCCCGGCCCGCAGCCGCGGGGCCGCTCCTACCGCTTCGACGGTGTCACCGCCGACTGGATCTCTCTCCGCGTTCGGCTCCTGCAGTCCTTCACCGGGACCAGCATCGTGCCCTCCGATGGAACCGGCCTGGTGCTCACGTTCCGAATCAATCTGTACGGCTACCGATGATCCGCGCGACGGCGATGCAGGTGGCCGTGCTGGTCTGGTGCGCGCTGGTCTTGCTCGCGTTCGCGGTCCTCGGGTTGGGGGACGCGATCTTCCATAGCGAGACTCGAGAAGAGCGGAGGGCCCGCATGGCGAAGTACCCCGATCCCTACGGCAACCGAGCGCGCGGATCCCTCGGACAGATCGAGACGTGCATCAAATTCATGCTGGTCCTCGCCCTGATCGCGACGTCGGCGCATGCGACTGGCCGGACCGGCGTCCTGGTGATCCGCCACCCCATCGATGCAGCCGCGGTTACGACCACGCCTCAGAACTTCCAGACGGCCTGCCAGATCACCGAGGGCCATCTCCTGCAGCGCGGCGCGGTCGATGCCGTGGTGCCGGCGAGCGCCTGCGTCACCGCGGACGTATCGAATAACCGATTCATCATGGATGGAGTGACCACCCAGGCGGCCATCACGGTCCACGAAAACTGGGCCATGAGCGTCACGCACGGGTTGTACCCGGCCGCCTTTGCGCCGTGGACGTTCCTCTCGGGAACCACCTGGCCCACCGGACCGCAGATCTGGTTCATCACGCCGGTCAACGGATGCGGGATCGATGCCCCCGCGGCCGGGGATTCGATGGGCGTCGCCGACTGCTATACGCCCCCGACTCCGAGCGGAACCTACTACGACACCTCGAATCCGGGGCGGCGATGGAAGAACCTCTACGCCACGGGCAAGTCCGCGGTGCGATGCAATGCGAGCAACGGTGTCTCCGGATGCACGACTCCGGTCGGCGGGATCCTGCGCTGCGTGGTCGGCTACAAGGCGAGCAAGAACAACGATGGCTCGAACGGCAAGGACATCGACTCGCTCCGCGTCCTGACCGGGTCCACCGAAGACTCGATGGCCGTGTGGACCTGGGAGCGGTTCGCGGGCGATCCGGCCCGGCAGATCTTCTGCATCGCCGGCGCCGGCGGGATCTTCGATGACGGCTGCGTGCTGTACGCCTACGCGCTCGGCGAGAGCACCTGCGTACAGAACGGCGACACCATGTTCCCGGACCGCGATGCGATGACTCAGGAGTACGGCGTCGGTGCCTCGCGCGCGAACGGGCTCGGCCATCCGGACGGGGTCAATCTGTACTACGGCGGGAGCTACTGCCCGAAGGCCGACTCCTGCGACATCTCCAACGAGCGCGCCGGGTGCGACACGCTCGCCAGGCATGGGGTGAACTTCACCGCGTTCGTAGATCCGGAGAGCCTGTCGACCGGAACCAACGCGACCATGATCGCGATGCTCAAGGGTTACCAGAACGTCTCCTTCGCCTTGCAGCCGGTGTCGGGCACCTACACGGACGCGAGTTCGGCGGCCGCGTCGACCACGCGGATCGGCGGAGCCGGGCGCTGCATCGACCCGATCGGGATCTCGCGCCGGCGGACGCTGTTCCCGTACGCGCTCGGGGCATCGGCCCGTTTCGACACGCTGAGCTGCGTCGCCGATTCGGGATCGGTCGCCTGCAACCTGATCAACGGGTGGAAGGCCCTGGTCGCCGCTGTGGGCGTCGATCGCATCGACTGGACTCTGCTCCCGGCCGCCTTCGACTGGACGCCCCAGGAGTGGACCTCGGCGGCCGCAGGCACCGTCCAGCTCGCCGGCTCCAATCCGAACAAGACGGTGACACTCCTCGGCGGGCAGGATTCCCTGGTGGCGGCCTTCGTCGCGGCGGACATCAAGACCGTCCTGTTCTCGCCCACGATCATCGGCGGCAACGTGGGCGTCGGCTGGTCCGCTGAAGGCGGCGCACTGACCGGCAAGAGCGCCCCGGCGGGATGGCAGGCGAACGAGTCCCAGCTACGTTTCAAGTGGGGCGGAGTCACGTACGAAGGTGTCTCGCTCATCGGAACGCGCTGGGAGCCCAGCTCGGCCACGTACAAGTGGTACGCCAGCTCACATGCCGGCATCGGGAACGAGTGGGAGGCAGGCGCGGTGACCGGGAAGTTCTACCTGATCGACGCAGGCTCCTACTACAAGCACAGCTTCTACACGTCGACGCGGGGGTTCGTGGTGCCGTTCTCCATGTTCGGCGGCCCCCTCCCGAACCCCTGGCCGCAGTTCCCGGGCATCCGGCAGATCGTGTGGCTCACCGATGCCTGGAAGGGCGCCGATGCCCACCTGCCGACGCGCGCGGACGGCACGCGGGGATCCTTCGCGAAGTGGGTCAGGTTCGACATGCTGAAGCCGGGGATGCGGTGAAGTATTCCTTCGGCACGCTGCGGCCGTCTGGCAGCGCCGGCGATCGCGATCTCGGGACCGGGATCAGCGGGACGTTCACGAACTCCGGGGGCTCTCCTCAGAGCGCCACGGTCGCGACGGCACCTGTGGCGTTCGTGCCCGGCGGTCTCGCCGGCATCGCCCTGGATGGCGTGCTGTTCTCGGTCGCGGTTTCGAAGGCGATCGACGCCGGCGTCACGATCACCTCGGGCCCGCGAGTGATCTGGATCTACAACACGCTCGAGGGGCAGGAGGACATTACCGCGGACGGGACCGTGCAGGATCTCCCGATCTCGAGGTTGGAGCCCGCCGCGCTCCCGTGGACCGGCACGAAGCTCCAGGCGACCACGGTGAAGGTCGAGATGGACGTCCTGGTCCCCGCGGGCAAGAGCGCCACCATCATGTTGCTCGAGCTGTTCGCCGAGGCGGTGACGCTCGCCAAGTTCATGTCCGGTGGCAGCGCCGGCGATCTGGTGTCCGAGGGGGTCGCGTGAACGTCGTGCGGCTGGGCGGCATGGTCTGGAACGATCCGGATTCCGACGTCGTTCTGACGCTGAAAGATGACGCGGGCAACCTCATCGATTTTACCGGGGCGGCCAACTTCGGCCTGGTCTGCACTTCCCTCGACGGGCTCGACGTGTTCACGGTGGCCGGCGCGATCTTCGGCCTGGCGACGTCTGGCGCGCTCCGCTTCGCGGCCGTCGCCGGCGAGGCCGCCGAGCCCGCGGCCACGGTGCACCGCTCCTACCTGTGCATGCCACAGTGGCACGCCTCGGGGCAGACCGACTTCAGCTGGGCCCGCACCCAGTGGTCCTTCTGGATCCAGAAGTTCCCCGCGTGAAGCTCCCGGTCCCCGGTCTCTCGCTCGAGCAGCAGCCGCCCGAGATCCTGCTCGCGATGCTGGTATGGGGCGAGGCGCGCGGCAAGCCACCCACGGACGACGCCGCGGTCGCCTGGACGGCGAAGAACCGATCGATTCGATCCGGCCGTCCGATCGCCCGCGAGATCCTCAAGCCCTGGGCGTACTCCTGCTTCAACGACGAGGCGCACGAAGGTGAGCGCGAGAAGATGCTCGATCCCTGCGCGCACGACTCGGTCGCGGCATGGGCGAACGCGCTGGCGATCGCCGAGGGCGTCATGGCCGGCAGCATCCCGGACCCGACCGATGGCGCGACCCACTACGTGGTCGAGCGACTGTGGAACAACCCGACCCCCGCGGGGCATCGCATCCAGTGGTACCACCAGGCGGAGATCGAGTCGGGCCGGACCGAGAAAACGGTTCAGCTCGGCCCACACGTTTTCGCGAGGGCCGCATGATCGAATCGACTGTGACGATGGACGTCGCGACGGTAATCGGCCTGCTCACCATCCTCGGAGCGGTGGCGGGCCTCTACTCCAAGATCACCCAGCGCCAGGCGGCGGACGAGGTTCGGCACAGCGACAACATCAAGCGGTTCGATCGAGTGGAGAACGCTCTCGGGATCAACGACCCCGACGATGCGTTCTTCGTGCGCAAGAGTGACATGGCTCGAGATCAGTCGCGGTTTCAGGAGACGCTGGACGATCACGAGGACCGGATCGTCGTGGTCGAGCGCAAGGTTCATACGCTCAAGGGGTAGGCCATGCAGAGCGGATTCGTTTGGATCGGCAAGGGCGGACAGCGGACGCCAATCGAGCAGCTTCCGACCGACAAGCTCCTGCTCGCCGAGGCGGATCTCGCCCGCCGGGCGAATACCGACCACGTGGCTTTCGGGATGTTCTGTGCGGTGCAGGATGAGCTGGGGCGCAGGCCCAAGGACTGAGCAGTGCCGAACGCCGAGGACGTGAAGGACCACGTCGTGGCCCACGGGAAGTGGTACGGGATCGCGGCGACTCTGCTCGGCCTGCTGATCGATGCGCTGCTAAAGGCGCGGTCGGACAACACCGCCCACCAGCGCAGCGACGCGGAGATGTCGCTCGAAGCCTCGGTCGCCGAGGTTCAGATGGTGCAGCAGGCGCAGATCGATTCGCTCAAGCTGCGGGTTGGGAAGGTCGAGAGGAAGAAGGGCGTCCGCACGGTGATCGTCGTGGATACCCTGGCGGTGAAGAAGCGCGGGAAGGAGTCGCACGGCTTCTGGTGGCACTTCACGCATATCGATGGGAAGGAGCACTGATCATGTTTCGCCGACTGCTCGCGGTCCTGTTGCTCCTGGTGCAGGTCTCTCCGGCCGACGCCTACTTCCTGAACCACGACCCCCTGGTGGGAAACGACGCCGCCAACGGCAAGACGCCACAGACCGCGTGGAAAACCGTCGCCAAGGCCAACGCGAGTCTGCCCTCGGACTCCACGATCTGGGTCTCCGCCAACGCCGAGCTCTACGACTCATCCGTGAACCCGACCGGCTTCCGCACCATCTGGCGCGGCGACACCACCAACGCGCGCGGGGTCAAGTTCCCGGGGGCGAGCCTCTACACGCCGGGGAATCAATTCATCGGCGTCTCGTTCTGGGGCGGCGTCAACTGCAACGACTGCCAGTTCCGGAACGGGCGCGATCAGTTCTTCCGGAAGTGCGGACTCTACGGATTCGTCTACGCGCTCTCGAGCGGGCAGGGTTTCTACAGCTGCGAGATCGGATCGAGCAACGTCCCCAACTTCACGCAGATCTGGATCAATCCGAACTTCTCCAACGGGGACTCGCTCCGGTTCATCTCGAACACCATGTACCTCAAGAACGGCAACGCCTCGGCGGGAGACTTCCTGCTCAGCTTCCTGCCGGTGCGCTACGACTGGGCGCACGACTACCGGACCATGAACCGATGGACGGTGACCGGAAACGTCTGCACGCTCTCCGTCGCGGCCGGATCGGTGATGGGCAAGCTCATGATGTGGAACCACATCACCGGATCGACGATCGATGGGAACCAGTTCTTCTGGCGCGACTCGAGCGGCATGACCAACGGCACGCAGGCCATGTGCGTCCGCGATTCCTTCAGCCGAAACGTCGTGAGCAACAACCTGTTCCAGTTCCACTCGATGACGCCGGGCACCGGCCAGTGCGTGGCCGAGATCTACAGCTCGGGGAGCTTCTACCCGGACTCGGGGAATCACTGGCGCGACAACACCTTCAAGTCCGACATCTCCCGACCGGAGTCGGCGCCGGCGGCATTCACGTTCCACTGGCAGCTCGGCGGCCGGGACTCGATCCTGCGGAACAGGTTCATCTCGAACACGGCGTTCCCGGCCTGCTACTTCGGCGACGTGAAGCCCGCGGACTCGGCGTTCGTCCGGAACAACCTGTTCGCGAACCTGAACGGCGGCGCCGGGCTCACCGTCGACCTGTCGGGGTGTAGCTGGAGCACCGGCGCCACGCTGAACATGGACAACAACATCTTCTACGGGCCGCGGACCAGCGAGGGCGTGCTCCTGCTCGAGTACCCGATCGCGACGCCGGCATCGATCAGCTCGAACTTCAACCTGTTCTGGTCTCCGCTGGCTGGGACGCGCGCGGAGTTCGTCGGGGCCTGCTCCGGATCCGAGGTCCCCTACGCGGTCGGCAGCCACTCGATCTACGACCGGAACTCGACCTATGGGTGCCCGGTGTTCGCGGACTCGAGCTACGACACGTTCGACGCCACCGTGGCCTGCAACTCCGCGGCGATCGCTTCGGGTCGCTGGGGTGTGGACGCTGGCCCGGTGACCTACAACTCCGCGATCTGCGCGCCGAGCCCGATCGCGAATCTGCGCGGAGTCGGCAGCAGCTCCAACGAGGTCATCCTCCAGTGGACCTCGCCGGGCGACAAGGGAGACGTCGGGCAGGCCACGCTCTATTCGCTGCGATACTCGGCGTCTCCAATCGACGCCAGTAACTTCGCCGCGGCCGACACGGTGGCGTTCCCGGACGTCTACTACCCGAAGGCGGCGGGCAGTGCAGAAGGTGCAACGGTCTCGGGCCTTTCGGCAGCCACCACCTACTACTTCGCCATCAAGACCAGAGGGTCGGTGGGCGTCTACTCGGGGATCAGCAACCTGCCCAGCTACACCACTCGCAACTCGAACTCGCTCGGGCACGCCGAGCCGTAGGAGATCTCATGGTCTCGATCCCGGCAGTCGGCCCGCTCGACTTCTTCGTGTTCGCCCTGATCGGCATGGGCCAGCAGTGGCTCCACTCCCAGAAGGGCTTCAACAACGCGGGCGCGCTCGCGCTTGGACTGCTCGCCTCGCTCGCGTGGTTCGGCTACGCTGCCGGCTGGCCGGCGGGATTCTCGCACCCGGATCTGTCGGCCTGGTTCGCCTCGGCGATGGCCTATCTCGGAAGCCCGCAGCTGGCGGCAAAGGGATTCGGCCTGGCGATGCGCACCGACTCAGCGAACGCGCCAAAGTGGCTCGCTCTGTTCAACCACGGAGGTTCCGATGCGACTGCACCGCCTTCTCCCCCTGCTGATCCTGGCCCTGACAGCGCTGCCCCCGGCCAGTAGCGCCGGGCTCGCTCCCAACCCGCGCAACATCCAGCTCAACGCCTCGGCGGGCTACCTGGGCTTCAAGCAGTACGACACCAGCGTCGGCGCCTGGCAGGGCGCAGACATCGCCGGCGGCGTCACCTGGAGCGTTCACCAGTCGCTGGCGATCACCGGAAACCTCGCGCACGGGATCCCGACGAAGAGCGAGGACGGCCACCTGACGATCGCTCGCCTCCAGGGGCAGCTCCGCCTGTTCCCGGCGCTCGGCCAACCTCCGGGGCGCGACGGCATCTTCGCCTCGGCGGGCCCGATGTGGATGGGCCAGAAGACACTGCGCGAGTGGTCCGGGCTCAATACCCAGCTCACGGCCTCGCACCTGTTCAACGACGTCCTGTTCGGGTACGTCATGTACGCGCACGGCTTCGCGTGGAGCCAGGCGGCGAGCACTGGCGATCGCGATTTCCTGCGCGTCGGCCTCGGCATCGGCAGTTCCCTCGGCCGATGAAGTCCCGCACCATCACCCTGCCGGCCATCAGGCCGATCGGCGATCGCGTTCTGCTTCGCCGGCTGGCCGCGGCCGAGACCACGAAGGGCGGGATCGTCATTCCCGAGCGCGCGAAGGAGAAGCCCCAGGAGTGCGAGTGCGTCTCGGTCGGCGACGGACGTCGCACTCGCAGCGGCGATTGCGTGAAGCTCGAGGTGCGTGCCGGCGATCGCGTGCTGGTCGGGAAGTACTCCGGCCATGAGATCCGGCACGAAGGCGAGGAGTTCCTGGTAATCCGCGAGGACGACGTGCTCGCGGTGCTCGAGGCCTGAGTTCCTGGTGCTCGGCGAGATCTTCAAGGATCGATTCGTTCAGGGCCGATGGGTTCGGCCCTCCACAGGAGGCACCATGTCCTACCGCATTTCGGACACGCTGGAGAAGATCGCGAACGGGCTCGGCATCGCCCGCGACAACCTGCAGGCGGCCGCTGATCGCTTCGCGACCGAGTACCCCGACGCCGAGTCGCGTGAGAAGGCGCTCGTCGCCTGGATCCACGCGAACGCGGATACGGCTCTCGACCCTCTGCATCTCGCCAACACGATCATCGGCATCGCGAAGGACATCATCGCGGGCCAGGGGGGCACCGACCCCAAGGCATTCGCGGGGAACGTGTGACGAAGAAGAAGGGGCCGCCGGCGCCTGCTCAGGTGCCGGCGGTTCGTTTTCGTGACCGGGTGCGCGAGATCCGGCGGGTGCCGGCCTCAAGCCTCAAGCCGCACCCGAAGAACTGGCGCCGCCACTCGGACGACCAGCGCAAGGCGTTCGTGACGCTGCTCGAGCGGAGCTCGCCGAGTCTACCGGCGTCGCTTCTTCCCGCTGACCGCGGCGGCCGCGGCGCCTAGCACGAACGCCCGGGCCTGCTCGGGCACAAGGCCCCCCGGCTGGCACAGGCCGGCCGCCAGGAGCCCCGGCGCGAGCTGCGCGGCCAGCGTGTCGGGGATGGCGGCCGCGCGGGCCCAGCGGGCCATGCCGGCCCTGCCGCGGCAGCTCTTGACCAGCGGCCAGGCGGCGACGAGGGCCCGGGCCTCGCGGCGCTCGAGCAGCGCGAGGGCCAGCTGATCGAACGGCCTCACGGTGCCTGGCCGATCTGAATCCGCAGCACTTTCCGGTCGGGCTTCCCCGTGGGGACGCCCGTCGCGACGAGAACCGGCATGCCCTCGCAGAGACTCCAACCCTCCAGCATCGATGACATCGCCATGCCGAAGCCCTCGTCGTTGCTCGCATGGACGAACAAGTCGCCGGCGCGAAGCTGGCCCGAGGTCGTCTCCTCGATGAGGATCCCCCGCTTCGGCGGGTCAGTCTTCGGAGTCAGGCGATTCAAGATCCCACCTCCCGGGGGGCCGGATTGGGCCCGGACGTTCCATCGTCGCTCGATTCCTGGCTGCGATGGCGCGGTGCTTCCGGTCCAGGGCCGCGGCCGCCTGCTCGCGCTGGACGAGATCCTCGATCATGCGCGGGTCCCGGAATACCTTCAGGGCGAACTCGACCGCCTCTCGCGAGTCCTCGGTGCCCCCGACGATCGCGGAGCAGACGGCGATCGCCATGTCTCGATCGACCGTATCGCGCTCGAGTTCTTCCGGGGCGAGCAAAGAACGGACCCGGTCGTGGATCTCCGTGAGCCGGGAGAACAGCGGCGGGGGCCTCACGGCTTCACCGCCCAGGCGCCGTCGAGCATCTTGAAGCGGGCCCCTTCGTCCTCCGAGAAGCGGGCCCCGAGGCGGAGGCGCAGGTCCTCGAAGCCGGCCCCGCCCGGCTGGTAGTAGGCGAAGGCGTTCCGGATCGTGGGCGCCCGCTCGGCGTAGTGCCGGATCGCCTCCCGGATGATCGCGGGCCCGACGCCGGCATGGCGGAGCCGGTGGCCGAGCTGGGCCGCCGTCTTGGCCTGGGGCCCGACCAGGCCCAATTCGGCCAGGGCGTCCTCCACGGGTCGGGCAGGCGCCGATTCGGGGGCCTCGGCTGCCGTCCTGCCGCCCAGCGGGGCTTCCGGGGCAGGATCCGCGTCGGAAGCCATGCCCGGGCCGGCGGGCCCCAGCCGGGCCAGCAGGCGCTCGAGCGGCGCTCCGATCTGTTCCGGGGCCCCGTTCCCGTCCTGTCGCTGTCCCGTCGCAGCGACGGGGGTGCGACGGGGTAGCGACGGGGTAGCGACGGGACGGGTAACGGTAACGGTAACGGGGACGGTAACGTCAACAGAACTACTCGCGGGCGAGGGGCCGCCCGCGCCGGTCTTGCCGCGTTCCCTCTCAATGCGCTTCTGCTCGGCCTTCTTCAGGTGCTCGCCGTTGCGTGTTGACCAGTTGTGCACGTAGTACCCGCCCTCGATCTCGTCCAACAATTTGCAGTCGACCAGTGCCCGCACCAGTTCTTTCGACTCGAATGAGCCCGGTACGATCCCGGCAGCGAACGCGACGTCATCTTCGGTCCATCGAAGAAGTGTCCCATTCGGTGCGACGATCCTTGTCTCGAGCCAAAGCGTCACCAGGATCGCAATCGCAGTGGCCTCGGGGGTCAGTTTCAGATTGCAGGTCAGTCCACCTTCACGAAGCCCAAGACGGGCGATTAGCTGCCGGGTCTTCCGATGACGCGGGAGCCCGGTGTCGACGCGAATCCACACGCGAGACCTCCGGTGACGACCCCGGGGGGACGGGGAAGTGGGGAAAAATCGAAACCGAACGGCGCCGAACATGGAGCACCGTGAACGGTTCGTCAAGATCGATCGGCGGGCGGCGCGTCCCTGCGGCCGCGTCCTGCGCATCCTCCGCCCGCCGGCGTCGACTACTGGCGCGTCGACCAGGTCACGTACCCGGCGAAGAACGCGAGCCCGAGGACGCGGCCCACGTTCGACGCCCAGTGGATGTGGTGGGAGTGCTGCGCGGCCAGGGTGAGAACATGCACGGTGTCGGGCAGCGCCTGCAGCGTGTCGGGAGTCATCGCTTCGCCTTCTTCGCGGGCTTCTTCTCCGCGGGTTCGGGTTGCGGCGCCTTCACCGGCGCCAGCGTGTCCATGATCTTCTTGTAGGGGATCCCGAGCGCGGCCGCGATCTTCGGGAAGTCCCGCGGAGCCCGCCAGGGATTGAGAGAGTCGGAGAGCGCGTGGAAGGCCAGATACCTGACCAGGGATTCGGCGCTCTTCCCGGGGCTCAGGTTCTTGAGATTGGACGCATGGGCCTCGATCAGCATCTTGCCGATGTAGCTCGAGGGCGTCGCCGGCGCCTCCTTCAGCGCGATCGCCAGTGCTTCGATCAGGTCGGGCTCGACCTTTTCCCAGCGCGATCGCTCCGCCTCCTCGGCGGCCGCCTTCTTCTCGCGCTCGAGATTCAGCTTCGCCTCGCGTGCCTTGTTCCCGCTCGCGCCGGCGGACGCCCGCTTGCGAGCCGCCTTGGCCTCGGTCTTCCAGTGCACCGGGCAGGACTTGTCTACGCAGACCGTGAACGACTCGCCGCGGCCGCGACCCACGACCAGGATCCCCATCGCCGAGTGCTCGCAGGTCTTCGACTCCTTGTCGCTGCCGTCCGCGCGCTTCCAGGACATCGGCCCGAACGTCCGAGTCTTCGCATCGCGGGCTTCCTGGGCGACGTGGTACTCGTGCGTGATCGGCACGACCTTCAGCTCCTTCTCGTCCGCCTGGATCAGGTTCGCTGCCGTCGCCGGGAATAGCTGGGGCAACTCGGCCGCTTTCGTGTCCAGCCGAATGTGGTGGTCGACCCAGTCCTGGAACTCCTCGACCGTGCGCGCGACGTAACCGTAGAGCGGGTCCTTCGATTCCTCCTCGCCATCCTCGAAGACGTCGCGCGTCTCCGAGCGGAACAGTGAGAAGTGCCCGGGGCTCTCATCGGGCGAGATGGCGCGCTCCTGATCCGCGGGCTTCTGGCGGGCGAGGATGATCGCGTGCCCGATCCCGATCCGGCCCGTGCGGAACAGCTTCGCCGCGGCAGGGATCAGGCTCAGGAGCCGAAGGCGGTCGACCACGTGGTTCTCGCTGCGCCCGATCCGCTGTCCGATCGCACCGGGCGAGAGGTTGCCGATGTTCATGAGGTCGCGATACCCCTCGGCCTGATCGAGCGGGTGAACGTCCTGCCGCTGATCGTTCTCGACCAGGCGCACGGTCGCGGTCTCGAGGTCGGTGAGCGGCCGCACGATCGCCGGGATGGAATTCCAGCCGAGCAGCTTCGCCGCGGCGAGACGCCGGCGACCGGCGACCAGTTCGAAGCGGCCCTGCTTCTTCGGACGCTCGCGCAGGGTCACGGGGTTGATGAGTCCCGTCTTCATCGACTCGGCCAGCTCGGCGATCTCCTGCTTCTCGAGCCGGCCATCGTTGTCGGGGACGTAGATCTCCTTCAAGTCGTAGGCTGCGATCTCGGTGAGCGCAACGCTTTCCATGTTCGTCTCCTTCTCCAGGGGTGGTCCGGCGCGGCAGGCCGTGGCGTTCTACCCCGTCCCGGTGCAGGTGGAGGCCACACGCGAGACGTTGCCGCGCCGAACCGGGTGGGTTACTTGATCTCGAGCGTCTCCTCGACTTCCTTCCGCACACCAGGCACCAGCGGCACGTCCTGGACCGGCTCGAGCTTCAGCGCGGCGCGAGCATCGGCTTCGCCCTTCGTTATCGGGCGCACGTCGCTTCCATCGTTGCCCTTCCAGACGCGCTGGATCTCGACCTTGTCGACGCTCGAGCGCCGCACCTCGGCATCGCTCAGGAACCCGACCACCAGCGCCCGGACGTTGTCGACGTCGACGCCGCTCCCGGGCAACAGGTCGATGATGATGTCGCGCATCTTCTGCATCGCGAGCAGGTCCGGATCCGCCTTCACGCGCCAGAACTCGACCGGCACAGCGCTCTCATCGAACACGATCGCCTTGCCGCGCGATCGCTTGATCCGGAGCTGGTAGATCTTCCCGAACAGCTCCTCGACGCCCAGGCGCTTCATCAGCCGCACGACGCCGAGCTGCATCCGGTCCGCGGCCGCGCGGATCTTCGAGGCCTCGGCGAGCAGCGGCTCCGCGTACATCTTCGCCTCGGCTTCCTTCGCGGCCGCGAGTGCCTCCTGCGATCGCAGGTAGCGGACGAAGGCATCGCGGCGCTCGACCGCGGCGTCGCGGTCGACGTACTCGGCCAGGACCGCCTCGGCCTGGTCGGCGGTGAGATCCTCGCGTTCCTCGAGTTCGCCGAGCACGCGCCACGCCATCTGCAGGCGGATCTCGGTGGGGAACAGTTCCACCCTGCGGGCGGGGATCGCCGGCCTGTCGTCCGGCTCCATCGTCAGGTCGACTTCGTTTCGAACCTTGTTCATGACGCGGTCGCTCCCTGGGGTTTCGGCGCCGGCTTCTTCATGACCTGGCGCACGTACGTGTGCATGTGGACGATCACCGCCGAGAGCCGCGCGACGTCGAGATCGGCGAGCAGGACCTCTCGGCCCGCCGGGAATCCGGCCGCCTCGAGTTCCCTGTCGCCGCTCAGGTACGTCATGCCGTCGCGCTCCAGGAGTGCATCGTAGTTCTCGTCGTTCGGCAGCTTCGAGATCAGGCCGGCGGTGTCCAGGATCCGCTGCACGATCGTCTGCCGGTTCTCGATCGTGTCCGCGAGGATGTTGTCCTCGGTCGGCGCCGGCTTCGAGGGTGCCGTCTTGGCCCCCTCGCCCGTGGCGTTCGGAAGGATGTTCAGCTTGCCGATCAACTCCGATGCCTGAGCCACCGTCAGCGACGACATGCCTCCGGTTGCGCCGAACTCGACCGCGAGCAGTCCGTCCTGCGCGTCCTGGTTCGCGACGCCCTTCTTCGAGGCCAGCAGCTTTCCGATCGCGGTCTTCTGGTTCTCGGTTGCCGGCCGATCCCCGTTGGGCGATGCCTTCCGCTCCGGCTTCGGCTTGGACGTCTCGGTCGCCGTGCCCTGGACGTCGTGCCTGTTCTCCATCAGGTCCTCGGTGTCCTGCGTCCAGATGTCACTGCTCTGGGTTGCGAGGATCGTCCCGTCCGTGCGCGATCGCTTGGCGGCGATCTTCACCAGCGTGTTCTCGAGGTCGAGGGCATCGGGGTTCGGCACGCGGCCGCGGCCCTGGTTTGCGATCCCAGGATCCGCGGCGAGCCAATCGCGACCGCACCCGGTATCGGGCGGGCACCAGTAGATCGCCTTCCCCTCGAAGTCCCCGCGCTTCGCCTCGCGCTGAAAGCGCATCTGGTCGTTGCCGCAGTCGGGGCACTTCATCTTGCCCGAGCGCCATCGGTACTTCGTCTCCCAGGAGTTCGCGGTGCCGACGCCCATCGCGACGATCGGCCCGTCGAGGTTGTCCTGGTGGATCCGGCAGGTCGCGCGCACCCGGATCGCCGGCTCGATCTCGTTCTTCGGATCTCCGTACTCGATCACGTACTCGATCGCTGGCGTGAACCGCATGAGCTTCAGCAGCAGCTCGACGCCCGACTTGTAGAGGGCGGGCGACTTCCGCTTCTCGGCCGGCGCGGCCTTCCAGTCCGTCTCGCTCATCCCGGGGACACCGTAGTGGACCCCGTACTCCATGAGTTCGCGTTGGACCTTCTTGACGCGCGTGTTGTGGACCCGCATCGCGACGAGCAGGGCCTCGAAGTCCGGCTCGCTCAGGGCGGCGAGCGGATAGTTCTTCTCGTTGGCGATCAATGCGAGGGAGCTGGCATTCGATCGCGCGACCGTGGCGCTCGAGGGCTTCTCGGGCGGACGCCGTTCGATCGCCATCTCCTCGGGCGGTCCGGTGAAGGTTTCGGGGCCGGGCATAGCGGCCCTCCTTTCAGTTCTGGTTGTCGTTGTACTTCCGTTGCGTCTTGCGGATCGCGGTGCGGATCTCGCTCACGTCCTTCTTCAAAGCGCGCGCGAGTGCCTGGATCAGCTTGGGCCCGGCGCCCGTCTTGCCCTGGCCGACCTCGCACAGGTGCGCGCGGCTGAACTTCGTGCGCTCGGCCAGTTCTTCCAGCGTGAAGCGATCGATCCAGAGCGCCTGCAGCGGCGTCGGGTTGACTGCGTCCATGATTCCTCCTTTCCGATCGAGCCTCCGGGGTGGAGGCGAATCTTTCCGAATGTAACCGAACGTCTCGCCGATGGGAAGTTCTTCAGCGCGTCGGTTCCTCGGCCCATCGTCCGAGCGAGTAGCAGATCGCGATCGTCAACAGATAGGCGATCGGCACCATCCACGGATCAACCCCGGCCATACCCCAGGCGACCATCGCCGCAGCCGCGGCCGCGCCGCACCACTTGCCGAGGCTCACTTTTCACGCTCCGGAGAGTCTTCCGACTGTAGGTACTCGCCAAGGCGCTCGGCCTCGGACGGCAGCAGGCCCCCGGCCGCGTTGTACCGGATGCTCAGTTCATCGAAAACCTCGGGCCACGCCGCGCGCAGCCTGGCGCATCGCCGCCATGATCAGCGCGTAGAAGGGGAAGGAGTGCATCGCGATCGCGCGCGACTGCATGTACTCGTGGTGGCTCACGACTGTCCCCCCTCGGCGGTCTGCTCGGCTCGGTCCAGCCGGCATCCGTAGCACCGATGCCGCGGATCTCCATCGAGCCCCTGGCACCAGCCGTTGCCGTAGGGGCAGGCAGGCTCGGGGCGCACCGTCAGTTCAGATTCGTCCATCGGATCCCTCCTTGGGGTTCTGCAGCAGCTCGACGTCCGCGATCGTCAGGGCGACCGACACGCAATCCCGGCAGGTCCGCCCGCCGGCGTCCTCCGGCCTCGAGCACACGCGGCACGCCGGGCGGCCGCAGGACCTGCACGCCTCCTAAGTGCGACGCGAGTGGCAGCACTCGCACCAGGCAGGCTTCAAAGACTCGGCGACCTCGACTTCGCGCCGCCGCATCGTGCCCCCTGGCGGGGGCGCTCCTCGGGGGCTCATGACTTCCCCCTTCCGATCCACCACCAGCCGATAGCGTAGACCACCACGACGACCGCGAGCGCGGCCAGCAGCAGGTAGTCGAAGTCGTTCACGACCGCCTCCCTTCGTCGGCGCTGAGCCGATCGATCCGTTCCACGATGGTGCGCAGCTTGGCGAGCGCGGAGCAGGGATCGTCCGGCGCCTGGTGGGCCGCTAGGATTCGGCGGGCCCAGAACAGGAGTGCATGGTAGGCCTGGCGCTTCCGGTCGCGCATCCTCGAAGGGCTCATCGCGCGCCCCCGCTGTCGAGGATGCGGCCGCGCGGCTCGGCGTTCGCCAAACCCGACCGATGGAACCGTGGCGGCGGATTGATGATCTCCCGCCCTGCCTCGGCGCTCTCGCACTCGACGAGCCACCATGAAAGGGCATCGGCCATCGCTCGGCCTTGGCGATAGGTCGGGTGGTACCAGTTTTCTTCGCCTTGGTTCAGATCGCCGCGTACCGAACTGTGCTCTCGCCCAAACGGGGCGACACAGACTTCCCCGGGTGGCGTGTGCATGACGGCCCCGAAGGACTCCGGCCGCTTGCCGCCCGGCATGAGCGCGAACAGGTAGACGCGGGTCATCGGCCACCTCCCTGAGTGATGAACTGCGCGGTCCCGTTCAGCACCGCGAGCGTGCCGGGCCCGTTCCCCTCGGGATCCGACTGGACGTCGATGAGGATCCGCTGCGGACCGTTGTGGGCGACCAAGCGAACGTAGCCGTCCTCGTCGGGGCCGAGGACCTGGTCGATGGTGCAGCCGACGAGCAGGTCGGCGAGCGTCGGGCGCTGGAGTCCGATCTTGCGCGCGGTCACGACTGCCCTCCCTTCGGCTCATCGAAAACGAGCCAGGCCCGGTAGGCGGCGGCGGCCCGGTCGTACTGATGCAGGGGAACCTCGCGAACCGCCGAGACTGCCGAGAGCAGGTGGCCGATATGGTTCTGGCCGCGCTTGTACATCGCCTGAGCGGCGCGGGCGAACTCTGCAGCTTCGTGATCGGTGATCCTCATCGGGTGGTCCCTTCTGTTCAGGTGGTTGGGGATTGTGCGTGCGATTAGGGCTCGGGGCTGGCGGCGCCGGCGGGGCGGTCCTCCTCGGTCGCTTCGATCAGCACGCGGCACAGCCTGTAATTGCCAGTCAACCATCTGTTGTGCTGCGCGATGGTTGCCTCGATCAATTCGCGGCGCATGCTGATGGCTCCTTCTACGAGTCTGCCCGCGTTCGTCATCGCCCAGGCTTCGGTGGCGCGCGCTCGGACGTCCGCTTCCCGAGTCCACAGTTGCATGAGCTCTCCGGAGATCATGTAGACGGAGCCCGGTGCGATCGTTTCGCCGGTGCGCATCACTCTGATCTTGCGGAACTTCTCGGCGTCGACTTCGGCGAGGGCCAGCTCATCGAGAAGGCCTTCGAGGATGCTGCGCCTGCAGGTTACGAATCCCGGCTCGCCATGCTCGTCGTGGGTCGGCCACTTGCGGATTGCATCCCGCTGATTCCTGTCACTCATCCAGCCCTCCTGAGTTCTTCCGCGATGAGCTCCGCCGCGGCGATGCGCGCCTCGACGGCGATCCGTTCCGCACTGCGGCCGTGCGGTCCGGGCTCGGCGGGCATTCGGCATGCACGACCTTGAAGAAGGTCTTCGCCGCTTCGTTGATGCGCGCGTACTTCTCGACCTGCTCGGGCGTGGGGGCGTGATACTTGAACAAATCCTCGGCGAGCTGGTCGATCTGCTGCTGATCGAGTTCGGTTTCCATCGGGTGGTCCCTTCTTCTCGGGTCCTATCCTCAGGCCGGCGTTCCCGGCCACAACCTCATGTTCGGACAAATTCGGTTCCGAATCAAGTCGAAAGATACCCGCATAAACCGCGGCCCTCCCCGCCCTTGTTCGGTGGCGTTCGATTGTGCATACTGCCCCCCGTCCGGGCCCGAGACGCCGTTGGGGAACGGAGTCGCCCGTCAGTGCTGCCGGCGGGCCCGGCCTAACCCCTGGAGGCGCACCAATGGAAAACGTCCTGTTCATCGACACGGAGACCGGCGGCTTCGACGCCGGCAAGAACGCGATCCTGACCTTCGCCGCGGTGCCGATCATCCAGGGCGTCGCGCTGCTCGATCGCGGACGCGAGTGGAAGATCGCCGATGCCGGAGGCGAGTGCACGCCCGAGGCGCTCTCGGTGAACAAGATCAACCTCGCGCAGCACATGGCCGAGGCGCTGCCCTCGGCGGACGTCGTGCGCGACTTCAATGTCTGGGCCTCGGAGTGGTTCCCGCCCAAGCGATGGATCCAGCTCGCGGCCCACAACCATCCGTTCGACGCTCCGTTCGTCGCCCGCCTGGATGCTCGCCGGCCAGCCGATCCGCGACCGCTTCGTGGTGCACCAGCTGTGCACGATGTCCGTGGCGAAGTGGTTGCAGGCGGCGGGCGTC